AGGCCTCGGTTTACTGTAGTTCCAACGTTAGAGTTGAGGTTAGCATTACCCACAGTTCCCGTAGCTGCCAGAGCTGTCGTCTTTACACCGAAATAAATTCTAGAATCAACAGTTTCGGTGGCGCCTGATTTTCCAACCAAGCCTGCAGTTGTGGAAACTGCGCCTCTGGTTGCTTTAAATGTCAAGGGAACTGGAGGGACAACCGAGCCCGTAAGCGCATCAGTTCCGCTGTAGCCTGCGAGTCGGGCTTGCCCTTTGTTAGGCTGCTGATCTGAGTTGAGATCATTAGTCTTCAATGCAGGAAGACCGCGGAAACCAAAGGGTAGGGAAGTCGCAGGAGCTATATCGTCAACTACATTAGAGTGCATGACTATTCGCACATACTTGGATTTATTGGGGAACTTGCCCTGGACCATTACGCGACGTTCATCAGGATCATCTGCATCAAAATTAAAGAACGCCTTCATATCACCTATCATGCGGGCAACATAAGTTTCAGACGTGGGATTCAGATTACACCCAGGATATTCTTCTAAAACCTGCGGTGCAAAATCAGAATCTCCGTAAGCTCTAACTTGAACTGTAAAGGTTCCTCTTTCTTGCGCAGGATCAGAAGATCCTCGAACAGCCTTGATAGAAACCTTAAATTTAGTATTTCCATAGGCTCCGTCAGAAAGCGTTTCAAAATGGAAAAGATCAAATTCTGTATCGCCAAAAGGTTGTGAAATAAATTCTGTAGTTCTTGGGGTCTGGTATCGCGTATCAAGTCGACCAAAAGCAACTCTAAATGCCTGAGATGCAGGATTATCGTTAGAAGAGTGTCCTGATCCTGAAAGCATTGCTACAGAGTTTGAAGCTCGTGCAACTGTAGCCAGCTCAGGCTCAACATCAAATGCCGCATATAGTAAATGCTTTTCTGCTACAAATCTATCTGGATCTGTATTAAGAACGTTTCTGACGTAGTTGATACTTCTCGGGTTTAGTGAGGCAGTAAAAATTCTTGCTCCTGGGATGCTATCATCATTTCCGTATGATGACCCAGCAGAAGAAGAAACAAAAATCTTGAATTCATCTTTTAAAACAGTTGATGCTCCGCCTACTGTTGCAAACTCGTTGAATGAAGTCTTGATTGTTGCACCAGTTCCATTATGATTAAGAACCCCGAGCCTTGCATCATTCGTAGTAAAGAGAACTGCCCTGACAAGATTGGCGTCAGTATTCCCTATAGTAGAATTGTCTGTAAAGACTGGGTAACCAAATGCTTCAGATGCAGATACAACATGCTTTGCAGTTAGAAACTGAACTGTTCCCATATGCCCAAGCGGCTGGATATTTGCAGCAACTGCAGTTGAAGCAAGCGAAAAACCTGCATTTTTAACAGAACCTTGTGCTCTTGTTCGGTTTATATCACCGACTGATGCATTGGATCCGGCGCCAAGCACTCTCACATATGTTACTGCATCTCTATTTTTGAGAAATTCCCGGACAGCATAGGGGCCAAATCTTTTTGAATTAAGACCCCCAAACTTAGATTGAAAGTCAGCAAAAGAACCCACAGTCACAGGGACGAAGGCAGGTCCTTTTTCCGCGGTACCAATAACTCCTGCAGGCGTCCCCAGGGGGGGATTTTCACGTTGAGTTAAGTCTACCTCTTGATCAAAAAAACCGGGAGATCTAAATGTTTGTTCGGCCATTGAAACGGTCTCCTAGCACATAACTATCTATAAATATTGGGATTGAGACCAAAAGTCCCCTAAATGTCTCCCAGCTTCTTGATAATTCTCGCTTTAACAACTGATTCACCCTTTCTTTCATTCCTAGATAAGACTTTTAAAATCTCAACTTCGGTTTCTCCCGTTACGGGATTATTAGTAATATTTCTTACTTTTTCAACTGTTCTTCTATTAGAATCTACAACTTGCCCATCTTTTCCAATGTCTTCAATATCTTGCAAAATAAAGTCATCAATATCTCCAGATACTGGAGGTATATTTCCCTGCCCTGCAATAAGCGGGGCATTTATCTGGAACATTTCAAACGAAACATCTGGCGCCGATAAAAACTTTCTAAAGGGAGACGGATCGCCTGGATTTTGAGGTGCAATCAAGTAACCTGTAACTGTAAAATTAAGGGTATACCGTACGATTCTCTCTTGATCTGTAAAGTCATCGAAATTATCTCCGCTTGTTAGCGTGTTATCTACAAAAGCAATAAAATAATATCCTTTGTCACTAGTTATTTTAAATTCGTGTCGTGCTGATCCTGACGGGCTATATGACGACATTAAAGTTTCAATGAGCTGGTTCATGTGCGTGACATAGTTTGTCCAGAATACAACTTCATAGCTTACAGAAAAGAATGTTGGATTTGGGATTGTAATAATTTCAAATATATTTTTTCCCAGATCAGGCTTAAGAGAATATCCCGGGTATGTATCACCTACAAACTCTGCGCTGGGGCGCCTTGAGCCTATGTCACCAGGACGAGCATTTCTAGCTGGGTTTCTTGAGTCGACATTTTCAGGAGAAGCAACATTAGCTTGGTTTCTCAATCGAGTTTTATTTACCAGCGACTGATATCTTGGGTCCTTAGAGCTTAGTCGTCTTTTGATAACAACTTCACCTACATCAGCTCTTGGGCCAGGAACAGTAGCCGCTGTTGACTGGTCTATTGAAGTCCTTCTTATTGAAATAAGCGGTATAATAACTCGACCTGCGTCATCTCGAACAGGCTGCTCTTTTTTAATGATCGCAAACCTCTCACCGGTAGCAAAGATCACTGGAACTTTTTCCGCCGTCCCTCTATTGACAATAGTGAAGTTTATATCTTTGTCAAAAAGGTTGAAAAATGCACGATCAACATCTCCTATGCCACAAGACGGGATGTGGAAATCATCAGGAACATTAGAGCCCTGGTATCCCGACTGAATTCGATCGGGTTGGTGTATTGATCCGCCGTTTGGGTTTCCTAAATTTTTTCTAGTAGGCATGGTTTTTTATCATCCCTCGCCTTCATCATAAAAAGCATAGTCATCTGAGACGTCGCTGCCTCTTGGTGAAACTTGCTTAGGCCCGGTGATGGGCTCACTTAAAATTCCCTTTTCACGAAGAGCTCTAACGTCTCCCGTAACGCCATCATCATTTTCCTTAAATCCTCGGGTCTGGTTATAGGTAGTCTGCACTGCATCTTTATCTGAATATACAAAGTCCGTCGGACCAAGCACTTGTGTAACAAACTGGTTCTTTCTTGCTGGGACCGCTGTTAGAGTTACACCTGCATAGTGTTCAATTTGACCAAACAAAGTCTTTTCAACTTTTCTTGCAGCGATTTCATAAAAAACTTCTCCGTAACTAAAAAAGTCTCCAACCTGAACGTCGAGGCCTATATCAAGCAGATCTCTGGCATGAAGAAAAACCTGGACTGTGTAATTCTTATCTATTCCAAACTTGGTTGTGCTTTGATCTGTTTCTGAATAGTCGACGACCGCAGTAACCTCTACAGGATTTTCAAATATCTTTTCTGGGGCCTCTGCGTACACATCATGAACTCGAGTTTTAATTGCGGAAATAGAATAGTAATAGATCTTTGTCCCGATAACATCCTTGTTAACCTCTTTGGTCAAATCAGATATAAGGTCTATTTCTCTTCCCGTAATAAAAAGCCTGGACATTTATTTAACCCATTGTAATTGCGCCGCCATTGGGCACAGGAATAGTTTTAAGCTGCTTCTGGATATTTTCAGCTTTATTAGCATTTATCTCAATAAATTTATCATACGTCATGGATTCAAGCATTGTCCTAATTTGATCTAAGAGCTTTGACTTGTCTTCTCTGCCTTGTGTTACCAGGCTTGTTCCATTAAGTGTTAAATCTCCCTGCGGTATTGGCACAGTATTGAACTTTGACCTTACGAGACCAAGAAGCTCAGTTGCTAGAGCTAGTGCATATTGACGTGACCACTGACGTCCAACAGAATTAACCTTTGAGAAATCCAGTCTTCCAAAGGGGACATTTGACAAATTACTTACCCCGTAAATTGAATCATCTTTAAATGCAGGCTTTAGGGGGTCGGGTGCGAAGGATACTCGGATCCAGAGCTTTTTATTAATTTGATTCCCGGTAGGCATCGGGAATATTCTTATTTTTGTCCCGGTTATCTTGTAGGAATAATTTGATCTTCTCACTCTATGAGAGACGTTCATTTGTCCTGCGCGCAAGATATCCTCAAAAACAGGAAGGACGTAAAATATAGTCTCAGGAGTAAAAGACTCAAAAGAAAACTCATTATTCAAATAGTTTATAGCAGACGTTGTATCAAAAAATCTATAAGCGGCTGTGGGATTCATGTGAAAAACTTCTTGAATTTTCATCCTTGTATTATTTCTATTAAGGGAAGAAGAAAATAGAAGATTGCCAGATCCATCCTGGAGATTATCATAGATATCATAGTCTTGCTGAGAATTTACTAGCTGGATGGATCCTGAAACTGACTCGTAAGCTCCACCAATCCCGGCTTCGAATGCGTAGGGCTCTGCTTGTCGATTTAGAAATTCCAGAGTTTCTCTAGGGTAAAGCTGCTCAGATCCTGACATGCTGCCAGTTGCTGTTCCTAAAAAATCTGTTAGTTGTGACTTTGCCTGGTACTCATTGATAATTGAACCATATTGTAAAAAAGATTCTTCAAAGCAAGCCCAGATTTGCTTCTTTGTCAATTCAACGCTCAGGATATCGTCCCCGAGCTTCCTTTTGACAAAAGTAATCATTGCATCGGCTTCTGTCTGGAAGTTAGTATCCGTATCAAAAAAACCAAACGGCGTGGGATTAGTTGTATTCGCAAACGTGGCCATGCACAACTCCTAGTCACTTTCCTGCTATTAAATATGTTCGGGAATGAGATAGTTTTCAAAGGTTTAGAAAGGACATGCGAAAAGCAGCAATAAAAAAAGAGGCACCATAAGGTGCCTCCTTCAAAAAAATTAATTTTTATTTGACTTAAGAAAGCTTTCAGCTCATCTTAGCTGTTAGGCATTATCGCCTGTCTTAACACATATCCACTACACGTGCATGAAGCTGATCCATGCCTTGCCGGCGCCTGCGGTCACCGCGGCGGAGTTTTCCAGACGAAGGTAAAGAGTTCTTGATGTAGCTGTATACATTGCTGCTGAAGCGACGACAGCAAGCGTTGCTGCACCTTCACTATTGAGGCCAGAAAGGGAAATACCTGATCCGATTGCGGCGGCAGTATTAGAACTCATAAGAGCTGTTGCGGCAACAAGTTCTGCACCGTCATCAGCAGTACCAACCTTAAAGTTGGAATTGCCGCTGGTGGCGGCGATGGCCGTAGTTAAAACAAACCCCACGTCGACGAGGACTGTACCGGCTGGTTGGGTTATCGTCATTTCAACATCGTTGGCCCCGACAGCTATGAGCGATGTTGAAGCTGTCCACGCTTGACCGGTCACACCGACTGACTGTATGTCGATACCTGACCCTGCTGATTGGACCAATCCCTTATTATTACTAATTGTTACCTTTGGCATAATATTTCTCCTTTATGTTGTTCGCATGCTTCCGACTCGGTGGCGATTTCACCTTTATGCTATGTGCCGGGCCTAATATTAGGTATCCTCTTAAAAAATAATTTTTCTACTTTTTAAAGGCCCAGCGATAGAAACGTAACAGGCTGCCTTTTAAAATTCTTAACCTGGCATTAGCACACCAAACTCCATCATGATTTTTAATTTCTACAAACCCGCTTAAATGAGGCGTTGCAACATCAGAGAGTGTATCTTCAAGCTCAGAAATCACACTGCCAATTAGTAAACTCATGTGATCAATTAAATACTGGTCAAGAGCAACGTCGTCATCGTGGTCTATTTCCATATCCCAGTGAACATCAACTCCGTGCTTATTAACGGTGCCCATCTCTATATAAATCCTTACATCGCCTACAGCAGCAGGATTGGCCGGCTCTAGTTTGTGAACGATAGGACTAAGCTTATCTGATTTTTCTCCCAGATAGCCTGACAATACATTACCGATTTTATCAAAGTTCTCAACACAAATTTTATATGAGTTTTTCATATTGCCCTCCGTTTAAATATCAAGTTGCAAATAAAAAAAGGGACCCCCGAAGGAGTCCCTTTTAAGTAGAACTATGTTCTGCAAGAATTAAATAATATTCATATCCATGCAGGTAACAGTTCCGTAGAAGTCAGCACGAACCATCTTCTTACCATAGCGAGTCATCACGCCCTTGCGAGGTGTGAAGTCTTCTGGCTGGAAGATCGTCGGGGTGACAATAAGCGGCACGTAAGGAGCATATACGTAACCAGTCTCAAGGTAGCTACCACCCTTATAACCAACAAGAATCTTGTTGCGGGGGAAGTAGGGGTCCTTGTAGACCTGGAAGCGGTTGCTCAAAGTTCCAACTCTTTCAGCACCCAAGCTGAAGGGGTTGCTTACTTGGCCATCACCATCCAAGCTATAAGCCGGACGATACATCACCGAAGCCTCAAGAATTGTGGCAACATCGGGACCGGTAACAATAAAGTTAGCCGAACCGCGAAGCGTCTTGCGGTGAATCTGGTTAGCAACATCGATAATGGTTTCGATCAAAGTCTCATACCATTCGCGAACGGTGCCTGTGAAACGAGGACCAGCAGAGAGAGAATCGCTAAGCTTAACTTCTGCAGCTGTTTCCTTGTTTACGAACTTACCAGGAGCACGTGACCAGTAAAGGTTAGCGCCTCTGGCTTCTGTAAGAAGGTCGTTCAAGATCTCACGATCGATTTCCAGAGCAACTTGCTCGGAAAGGATCTGTGTCAACTCAACCTCAGCGTCAAGGCTGTGGTATGCGTTAAGATCCTGTGCCAATTCTGGCGACCAACGAGCTCTCAGCTTACGCGTGGTTGCTGTAACTGCGATTGACTCCACCTTGATGTCGATCTCGGGGATCGCGGGTGAAGGAGCAGAAGTGCTGAAGTTTGATTCGAAGGAAGGAATGACCAATGTCGATCCTACGCCCGATTCAACGTTCAGTGAGTCAGCAATAGCGTATGAAGCAGAGAGATAGTTCTGCGCGCTCTTACTATTAACACCCTGAAATGTTCCTGAAACTACGCAAAGAACTGAAGCATTGGAGTCTGTTCTGCCAACCAAGGGGTTGGAGACAAAGCCACCTGCTGTGGTGTAAGTTCCGAGCTGGTTCAGACGACGGAGGTTGAGAACACCTTGTCCGCCCTGGAAGTCTGTTCCAAGAGCCTTAAGGCCTGCTGAGCCAAAGGCTGAAAAGAGGGTCAAATCCTTGACCTGCGTCATATCCATGTTGGCGAACTCATCACCTGTAACGTCAACGACGAGGAACTGGAACTGACCTGTGCTCGCAAAGTTCGGATCATCTTCGATCAAGTTCGTGACCTGAGGGTCGAACTGAAGAAGCTTCCCGTCAGTGCCAGTTGCAAAGCAATTGGCCGCGGCGGTAAGAACTGATCCACCCTGGAAAGCACCTGAGGCACGGAGCGGAATATTGATCGAGGAGGAGTGAACCTTGGTGTAGGTTGTTCCAACCAAGTCGTATTGACCACCCGTAGCATCAGAACCGGTTCTTACGGATTTACCTGCAGGGTTGTTATAAATGGATTGACCCTTCTCATATGTAGAAGCGGTGGATGCATCCGAGCTCAAGTCGAGCGGGGAGTCACCACCAATGTCAGATCCATAGGTGTAATCCAGATAGAAGAGCAGGCCGGAGGGCAAGCTCATGGGCTGGATGGAAACGAGTTCGTTGGCAACTAGGCCACCGAAAACGCGACGAACGATTGGGAATGCAATATTAGAGAAACCACGAAGGTCACCGGATGAGGTGAGACCACCACCACCGGTTGAGATTGAACTCTGTTCGCGAAGGACTTCTGCGCACTGGTTTTCCAGCAGGCGAGCCATGTTTTCACGCTTTGTTGATTCCAAGCCACGAAGAAGACCGGTACGGCCCCACTTCTCGACAAGGCGAGCACTATCTTGACCCACGTGACGCTCACGAATGCCTTCCGCAAGGGTTTCAAGCGAAAATTTACTCATGTTTCTTTCCTTTCAAAAAAAGATACGTCTTTGGGTTAAATGGTTAAGTTATTTTAGACCTGCCAAGGCTGCCCAACGTTTTGACTCTGCAGACTCATTTAGGAGTGTGCTGGAAGGTTTAGTTGCGCGGCTAGCGGATCCTGCTATTCTAGAAGCCGACTCATTGACGGTCTTCTTAGGAGTCGACGATGTCAATCCCCTATAAAGTAGCTTAACTTCCCTCAAGCTCTTGGCCTCATCTAGTGACTCGATTGCTCGAACCTTTTGGTTCTTCGTAAGTTCATCACTGAGTAACAGCTTATTGGTGTAGAGCAACTTAGCGTTGAACAGATTCATTTCTGACAACTGACCTTGTAGCTCATTAATGGTAGTAGCATACTCATTTTCTATTTCTTGTGTAGGCTGAGATTGTTGTGCAGATTCAACTAGCTCTTCAGCTTCTTCATCACTTGACTCAGAAAGCATTTTTGCTAGTTCATCTCGAAGCATAGTCTCAGATATCTCGAGAACGGTGTCGTCATCAAGACCTTCAGCCATATAATTTTCTTCAACCTCTTCTTCTTGGAGTTCGTCTTCTTCATCAAGCTCAGCTAGAATTTCTTCGAGTTGGGCTTCTTCAGCAACATCATCTCCCATGGCTTCTTGGACCATGTTTCGAATCTGCTCTCTTAGTTCATCAGCAGAGACCTCAAGCATTACTGCTTCGTCAGCCTCGGCTTCAACTTCGACTTCGTCGTCAACGACGATGGCTACTTCTTCTTCACCTTCTTCATTAGCGGAGTCTTCAGATTCTTCAGATTCTTCAGATTCTTCGGGTAATTCCTCACCTAGCTCGATAGTGACATCGTCAGCAGCCAAGTCAGGAACTTCGACGTCGCCGAGATCTACACGAACGCGCAGATCAACAACTTCCTCGGATAAAAGTTCTCTTAAGGACTTCTTCATTTCGGTTATCTCCTTTTTTTTATTCCTCAAGTTGTCATGCATGTTCTGGATCTCAGTTCCAAAGTATCCAGAGTTTTGATGATTACTATCTATAATTTTCTCAAATGCGTTAATTGCCTGCTCTGCTATGCCGAATTCAGCCAGATAAACTTTGAGATTATCTCCTCGCATCATTGCGGGATTTTTAGTCTGCAAAATAGCGAAATGCTCATTTAGAGCAACGATTCGCTCTTGAATCTTCTTGAATGAAGGTAAGAACTCAACAGTCTGGTTTATTTCATCGCGTATGCAGGCATGACCTTCATTAAGCTCAGACGTATGGTTAGCCCACTCATTTGCAATACTTAACAAACCATCGAGAGACGATTCATTAATGGCAAAATTTGCCTTAAGATCCTTAGATCTTTCAAATAAAGCC